ATGTTTAACATCTTTTTTTAAACCTGTAATATATCCGTAGATAGATAATAAATGTTCTCTTGTAGTTTTGGGTTTTAATTTGTCTCCGTTGGGCATTATGTTAATAGTCCTCTGTTTCTTAAAGTCATTTGTTTTTCACTCTCATCATATAAAGCTTTTTCTACCGCAGTTAAACCACTCTCATCAATGGGGGCAACTGACGCGGTTTGAATCACTTGTTCACTAGGTTGAGCAGATAAAACTTGATTTGATAATGGTGGTGTTAGCATAGAAACATCTGATTTATCTATGATGTAATCTTCTTCGTTTATTATATATTTTTCGTTTAACCTCTGACCTCTCTCAAGTTGTCTAATAATTCTTTGTAAAGTTCTTTCCGTTCTTCTGTCCAACGGATTAGGTATAAGTTTTTCTTTAGATAAATCATCCAAGGCTCGTCTATAACCAGATGTTATTTTAAAAGGTCTAAATCTATTTTTTATTAAGGCCTCATACGAAGGACCCAAACCTCTTTTTACAAACATCTCTTGAATTTCTTTATTTCTCATACCTAAAACTTTAGCTGCATCAATTGTTCTTCTCATTTTATTGAATGTATCTAGTCTTTGTTGATTAGCAAAAATAAATTGTTCTATTATTTTGTTTGTATCTGTTACGGGATCTCCTGTTAATATGCCTTCAAAAATTAAACCCCTTTCATCCCTTTCATCAGTTTTAAATTGTTGTATTTTAAAACCCATAGTTTTTGGTATATCTAAAGGCACTTTTCTTGCTCCAAAAAATCCTAATAATTCATCTGGTATTTCGTATTGTGTTCCTTTTATAGTTTTATCTGTATAAGCAGCGTATAATCTTTTAAGTTGTGGATAAGAACCTGGTGACAATTTATATGCAACGTGTCTAATTGTTTTATATATTTTATCTCCAAAACTATCTCTTGGATTAAATACTCTAATTCCATTTTCATCTTCACCATTTCTAATAAACAAGTCGGCCATAGCTCCAAAGAATATAGACTCACTTATAAAAGGTTCCATGGTGTTAGCTATAGATTTTATAAACCCTTTAGTTAATCCCTCCATTAAAGGTTTTTCGTCCAACATGTCTACATTAGCTATAACTGATTGCACCGGAGCAGTAACAGTGTCATAAAAAAATCCATGACTAAAATCTATGTATTTATATTTTCCATCTTCTATTATAGGTAAGAGAGTGTTGTCCGCTGACCAACCAGGTACAAATTCTCTTATAGCTTCAGCTGCTTCTCTACTTATTCCATATAGTCCTCTGATAGCTTCATACGCCACTGCTGGCACTGTTGCGTAAGTGATACCTTGACCTATTAAACTTCTATATCCAATACTTTCTCTTATAGGATCTTTTATTTCTTTGATACCTCTTTGAGTAGTGTTACCCGCTGTTCTAAAAATTTCTGCTGGAAATGATGCAAAGTTTCCAAGTGGAGATCTTCTAACTCCTTTTACAAAGTCTGATACATAAGCATAATTAGGAACTGTCTCTCTAACTATACCAGCCGCCTCTCTCCATATTTCCAATGGACTAGGTTTTTTAACTAAATTACCTGTTGCATCTCTTACTCCTTTTTTAATGGCACTATCAAAAGCTCTATCTAATTTATATGCCTCTGCTAAAAAATTATAAATTCTAAAAAAATCATCTTCAGCTATGTATGCATCTTGAGCTATTCTATATGCACCTTTAAAAGGACGAGTGAGAGTATTAAAAGTTTTATTAACAAATGTATCGATACCCGCTCCACTAAATTTTTTTATGTCCTCAATAATACCAGTGGCATCTCTAAATGTTGTTCCCTGGTTCACGACTCCTTCTTCTAGTAAAAATTTATATAGTTGTTGACCCTCTTCTGTATTTCTAAATCTTGGGTTACCTGTTAGTTTATATAAAAGTTGAGGCTGTATACTTTGCATCGATCTACCCATGTACTTTAACATTTCAACAGGGTTTATAAATAAATTACCTCTGTGTATTGTAGTTACAAATGCAGATGTAAAGTTTCTAGCATGAGTTAATGGACCTAAAACTGTTTTAGCTATTTGAGTTATACCTTTAGGTAATAATAATAAATATCTGTATGCAGCGCTTTTTGTAAGTCCACTACTAACTAATTCATCACCAACTCTTATCGCATTGGCCCACTCTTTAGTTGTAAATAAACCATCTATAGGTGAGGTGTATACTTCATCCGATAGTCTATTCTTTAATTTTAAACCAGTGGGAGCAGTTATAATTTCTTTATTAGGAAAAGCTTGTACAGCTTCATCATAACTACTTCTAAATATACCACGTTCGCCCCTTTGTATTTGCAAATTGTTTGCTGTTTTTAAATAATTATAAAATTTATCTCTAGCTTGTATCTCTCCAAGATCGCCCATAATGTTGTATATTATTTTTTTAGCATCCTTATATTCTCCAAAAAAAGATCTAAAAGCATCTAAATCAGATTTAGTTTGTATTAATCCACCTTTTCCGTCAGGTTTAAATTTACCACCAGCAGTAATATTTTCACTTATGTTTTTCATTATGACAGCCTTATCGTCTAATATATTTTTAGTTCCTAATGGAAACACAGGTGCTTTGTCTATTGGATTAAATTGCACATTTTTATAAATGTTATTTACTATCTCTCTTGCTCTACCTTCATTAAGAGTAACACCGTTATTTTTTGCATATCTTTGAATAATAGATGTTATTTGATCAAAGGCTTCTCTTGTAGGAATGTAGCCATCAAACATACCTTTATTTAAATCAAAAATTTTATAATCGTTTTGTAAAAATTTTGTAACTCTATTGGTCATGATATCATTAAAAGCAGCAGACCCTTGATTTATATTACCACCTTGTAACACTCCATTTTTTAAATCTGCTACAACAGTTCTAAATTCAACTGCATCACCAATAACTTTGTCTATAGTTTCATTCGATATACCTAATTTTTTCATAGAAGCTGTAAAATCTTTTACAACTTTTGAATTAAAACCTTCAAAATATATATTACCTTTTTTAATTGCATCTTTTGTTTTTAACATAAAGTCTGCAATCATTTTAGAAGCCACTGCAGGGTCAACTGCTTCTCCTACTTTTTTAGTTTCTCTAGATATTTTTTTTAAACTTTCATCCATACTTTTAGCAAAGTCGTCAGCTGTAACTTTTAATGCAGACTTAGTTCCTTCTAGTTTTACAACACCGTCATGAATAGCTTGAGCTTTACTACTTCTGGATCTAAAGGGTTGACCTATGTATCTATCAACCCATCTTTCTATGGCTGAATTACTAAAAGCTAAATCTTTACCTTTTTGAGCAATTAATTTACCGGTTTTACCTACCCCATATACAAAAGGTATTATTGGAAAAGCAAACTCTGATCCAAATAAAAATTTATTATGTAGTTGTCTAGCTGCATCTTCTGCAGCGTCTGGATTTTCTTTTCTATCTAATTCTGTAGGTATAAAATCTATGAAGTCACCAAAGGTTCCTATGTCTTCTACTTTAGCAACTAATGCACCAGCACCAAAACCACCACCTACAGCAACTCCTACAAACTTGTCAAAACCAGATGCCTTGTTTAATTCTTGTGCTTTTTTACCAGCTTCTAATAAATTTTTGTTACCAGTGGTTTTTACATACTTATTTCCTTTGATAGCATTAACCAAAGGCGTAGCTAACTGTCTAGCTTTTTGAGTTAAATATGTAACTGCGGGTATGGCTGTTTTACCAGCTATACTAGTAGCACCATATATTTGTGTTAATGCTTCTAGTATTCTACCACTCGCTGTTTGATTAGCCTGGTCCTCTGCTGCTTTTTCTATTATACCTAGATAACTATTTTCAAAAGCATCATTGAATTTTTGTGTCATGCTTTGATCAACAGGTATACCCTCTTCTTGAAATACATCGTACAACAGAGTTCCAAAATTAATTAATCCCTTTGGTATTTTTATAATACCACTAGCAACACCTGCTCCTACTGATTGTGAAGTAGCTATCTCATTAAACTCATCATCAGGTATTCCAACTGATCTTTCTATAACCTCTACTTCAGGTGGCGCTGTGCCATCATCTAGTATAGTTTTTTTGTCTGCTCTGTCTGTAGAGTCTAAAATAAAGTTTGTAGTTTGTCCAATTACAGATTTATCTTGATCTAAAAATTCTTCTACCTCTCTACCCCTTGCTCTAATCTTTCTCTCTGGTACACCTTCTTCTTTTAATTTTTCTTCAGCTAATCTTTTTGCTAAACCTTGAATTCCTTCTTCTCTAACAATATCAATAAATTTTTGACCTTCTTTTATGCCAGAGATAATTGTATCTTTTTCGTCTTGTGTGGGATTTATAAGTTTGTCGAGTAGACTACGTTCAGCCATTCAACCTCCTACTCTGGTATATACGGAACTAATTTATTACCTTGTCCACCTTTGTAGAACTTGCCGTCAAAAGCAATGTATATTTTATCAGGGCTATATGGATATGCACCGGATCTTAAAGTTATAACTCCAGATTCATCTACTTTATCAATATCAATAGTATCTACATAAGTTTGAGTGTTGTCTAAGTCTTTAGAACTTACACCCTTTATGGCTCCCTGATCAATTCTATCTTCTTGCTTAACTAAAAATCTAGCTTGTCTGTCAGTCATTAATGGGGCGGCCCCTGCTTGAGATGTAGAATACTTATCTACTTTTAATTCAAATATATCAGATGCTGCTTCACCAGGGTCTCCACGTTTTCTAAATTCAGGTAAAGCTCTATTCAAAGCTTCTTTAGGAGTTAATTCATACTCCTCCACTAAAAAATCTATTCTTTCTTGTAAAGCAGATTTATCTTTTGGATCTAATAATTCTAATTGTAGTTTAAGATCTCTATCTTTTTGAGCTTCATCTGCTGCAATATCTATTTCTTTACCTTTTAATTTTATTTTAGTTTCTAGATTTTTTCTATTCGCTAAATTAGAAAAAGCTTGTCCCGTAGGATCTTTAAAACCTCTTGCAATATTACCTATGGTGCTTCCTCCACTACGTTCACTTAATGTGCCTAAACCACCTTGAATTAATAATTGAGCCACAGGATCTATTGCACCTTCGCCTATAGATTCCATTGCAGTTGAAATATATTCTTCTCCTGGTGTTTTTTCTTCAAGAGTAATAGAAGATGCTGAAGGTTGAATACCTTGTCTCATAGCTCTATCCATTTGTAATACATTACTAAAAGGATTACTCCCTACATTATATTGTTCTCTATCGGTGACGCCATCCATGATACCTCCCATAGAGCTACCGCCTTTTCTAAACATAGGTCTTTTATATATTTTACTCATTATTGGGTTAGCCTATATATTCCAGCTAGTGTTGATCCAATACCTAATGCAGATTGTAATGGACTTATGCTTGGAATTTGTTGGGTTTGTGTAGCTGCAGGGTATCCTGAGATTAGGCCCATGATGCCTGAACCCAGAGTCTGTGCTGCTGTTAAAGGTTGCTGTTGCTGAGCTTGTGCCAAAGCTTGTTGAGCCGTTAACCCTGCTTGCGCTCTTGCTTGTTGTTGCTGACCTAAAGTAGTCAAACCAGCAATTTGTTGACCTTGCAATGATGGGGCTAATTGAGCTAAATTCTGTTGTTGTTGAGATAAAGCTTGTTGTTGTTGAGCTAACTGTTGCTGTTGACCAAAAGCTTGACCTGCTGCTTGTTGAGCTTGACTAAAACCTTGTGCTAATAACTGTGCTTGTAACGCTGCTCTGTTTCTATCTTGATTAGATAAAAATTCTGCTCTTTGAACACCTTCTCTTCCCCCACCTAAAACACCTGCAGCGGTAGCTTGAGCTGCAATAGAGGGTATCCCTCTTGCTGTTTGTCTATCAAATTCTGCAAGCGTTGTATCAATAACATCTTGTTGAAATGGAGATGTAAATTGTTGATAAGCTTGTGGCCCTACAAATTGACCTGCTTGTCCAGCTTGTGTTGCAGCCTCGCCAGCTTGAGCTGCTGCGGTTTGTAAGAAAGGTGCAAACGAACCAAGACCTGATGCGAGTTGCTCAGCATCTAATGTAAGTTGCCCTGGACCTGCTACGAACTGTGGTCCTAGTACTTTGGAAAGATCAGCTTGTTTAAAACCTCCAACAGCTTTTTGTAATTCTGTTAAAAAAGGTTTTGCTGCTGCTTCGATAAACGGAGCTGGTTGTGTTATGTTAGTTATTGTTTCAGCCATTATGCTATTTTACTCTCTAATTTTTTCATTGTATCGTACATAATTTGAGCACCTTTGTCGACGCTTCCGCCTCCAGCTGCTCTTACAGCATCTGCTGTAAATACAAATTCATTGTTTGATAACATCGCTGGAATATCATCTGCTTTTTCTTTTACACCAACCGGTGGTATAAATCCACCTGTTTCTCTTAAATCTAGTTCTTTTATACCTTTAGAATTAATGTTAATTGGCAGACTTTCTATACCCGCTGCCATCTCTACCTTTTCATCTGTTCCCTTAGCTAAACCTATACGACCACCGGCAGCTGCTGTTGTTCTATATTCTTGCATATCTATTTTTATTCTCTCTTCTATCTCATCATTACTATATCCAAGATCCGCATAATTTGATCTTAGCTCTCTTTCAATTTCTTCAATATCCTCTTCTGTTCTACCTGATACATATTTTATAGGATCAGGTAAAGTAGCTTGTTGAATTTTATCTAATCCAAATCCAACACCTGTTCCAATACCTACATCTCTTATAATTTTACCTAAAGCATTTTCAGATAAAAATTTACTTATTCCAGTTTGTATACCAGTTGGTATAAAACCTCCGAATAAACTTTGTCCCGCTGCTGTGGGTAAACCAAAACCTGCTAGTGCAAGTATACCTAACTTACCAGCATCTGACTTAACTAATTTTTTTATAGGTTTAGTTATAGATTTAACTAAACTACCTAATCCGTACTGTTGTCTTGGTTGTTGTCCTCTTGATATTGCCATATTTTTGCCTAAATTTTAATAGTGTAGCAGGTATAGAAAACCTGAGTATGGCAGTTTATTTGATTTTTTTACTATCGTCAACTGGTTTTAAGTTGTCAAAAAACCTACCGCAATATTGATATTCACCAACATGGGTTATGTAATCCATTATATAGATGTATAATTTACCACCCATATCTGTCCATCTTTGACAAAAACCAAAGTCCTCACCAAAACAACGTTTGGTTTTTGGATCATGAATTGTATCAAAAAAATTATAAAAGTTTTGTTTTTTAACCTCTTTACCATTTATATTAGTTGGTTGAAATATTTCTAATTCTGGGTAATGTTTTATCATTTTTTCTAACACACTTCTTTTAATTAACATACAACCTGTAGGGGCATGAGTAACTTCCACCACACCATTATCTGAGGATATGTTTTCTTGGTCATCTAGTTTTAGAGGGAAAGTTAAACCAGGGGCTTTTAACGCTTGTGCAGATGCCACTTTATCTTTTTGACTCCAAACCTTATCCCAATCAAAAGACTTCATGGGATATGGACATGAGATTATATCTTTGTCTGAATTTAAAAGTTTTTCAATTGTTGAAAAATTAAAATCTATATCCGAGTCTATAAATAATAAATGTGTGTATCCATCTTGATGATTTAACATTTCAGCTACACAAAGGTTTCTACCCTGTGTTACTAATGATGATTTCATTAAAGTAAAACTAACTAAAATATTTCTATTAATACACTCTTGTTGAAATTTTAAAACAGCTTGACAATAATGCATAGAAACATCGCTATGCACTGGAGTGCATACCATTATCTTGTGAGGAGACTCTCCAAGATGTATTGTTTTTACATTACCTTTCTTTTCGTGGCTCGTAAACCATATCGGCTGGTTTGGATCTTGCATCTATTACTCCTTTTAAAAATGTTGTCCATTGAATTCCAATCTTACCCCAGCCATAATAAATATTAGCATAAGCTGATTGAGACTCTAAATGATTATGTATTTGTTTTGCATGAATAGTTTGAGCTGCTTGTTCTATTGCAAACCCAAATTTTTGAGCTAACGCTCTGTTATTATCTTCGTACGGAACATACATTGGAAACTCAGCACCTGTTTCATATAAAGCACCATAGTCCGTGGTTATACAATATAAACCAGCTGCCATACACTCTAATAAAGATATACAAAATGTTTCTTCAAATATACTAGGATACACATACATATGATAATTTTTTAAATTTTCTTTTATGTACCTATTAGATTTATATCCTATGTAATTTACGTTAGGTAAAGATTCTGCTTGTGCATAAAGTTCTTTATAATATTTATCAGTCTGATTGTAAAAATCTTTTCCATAAACTTCTGTAGAAGAATACACATCTAAAGTTATTAAAGGATTATTAACCAATTGCATGGCCCCTAATAAAACTGACAAACCACGCCAAGGTGTGTTTTGATGAATTATTCTTATAGGGTCTCCTTCTTGATAAGGGGTAGATTTTTCTATTTTGTCTATACCATTTTTTATAACTACACATTTGTTTGTAGGAACATTAAAATGATTTCTATATTTTTCGTAAGTCCAATGAGAGTTAAACACATACCAATCATACTTACTATGGTTGGCTGGATTTTTAAACCAGGGTGCTAAATTAGGTTGATCGTAAGAATTTTTTTGCCAAAGAATATTTGGTTTAGTTGGATGTAAAGGTATTTTTTCTGGAACAGATGTACATATCTGTACCTGATCTAATAAATTTTTATCGACGTATCTTTTTAAATACTCGAATTGTAATTCTGTTCCGCCCTTAGGATTTTGATTCTGGTTTTCTGTTGTCATTCATTACTTTCTGAAATACTTGTAAACCTTTATTAGTAACTTGTACAGTCACATCTTGAACAATATCAGGTCCTTCCATTTTTTCAGAAGAAGTTTTACCTGTCTTTGTGTTTCTATACGTAGTTATAGTTGTACAGTCTATCTTTATTATATTATCCGTTTTCATTCTCTCTGTTTATCAAAGCATAACTTATGGCACCTTGTATTGTATTACTGCCTGTTGCTGCCTGCACTGTTATAGCATCACCTGCTTCTAAATTCAAGCCTTGAGGTGTGGCATTTACTTGCGATTTAGCCGCCACTTCATCTCTAAAAAATTCATATTCAGTGTTTGAATCAGATGAATCAACTAAATTCATATTTACTAAAACGCCTGAGGAGGCATCATTGTTAGCACAATACACACTTTTAACTATGATCGCTCCATCACTAGGACAGGTAAGCACCGTAGCTTTATTTACATCAGCTTGTTTAAAACCTTGATTTTTATATTGTATTGTCATGCCATGAAATAATTAAAAGCATCTTGCTCATTTTTTAAATCTTCTTGAAAAGAAAAATTAAGTTGTTGTTTCATAGTAGTCAAAGACTCTATAATCTGTCTTTGATTATCTGCCTCGTACTCTGGTTTTGGTTCAGGTATGTAATTAGTTAGTTTAGCCATTATAAAAGACCGAACCTATCTGGATTTTGTCTATCCAATTCTCTATTTTTTTCTATCTGCGCTCTCACATCTGCTGGTGCAGTATCAATTCTATTTTGTCTCTCTTTTGTTATTAAATCTTCTAACTGTTTTGTTTTTCGATTGAAGGCATCTATATCAGCCTTGTTTTTTCTTAACCTTGCTAAAGTTTTATCACTCTTTCTGGTAGCAATTCTTTTTTCTAAAGCTCTCTGTAATCCAATGTTTGTTGGTTGACCAAATCTTCCATCACTTAATCCATATAAAAGACCACCTGAAACAGGGTTGTATCCTCTCATAGGACCAGTAGCAATTCTACCAATATTATCTAAACCAAATCGACTTCCGTAAAAATTTTGTATAGGACGAATTCTACTATCAAAAGGTTGTATTCTGTCTAAAAGAGCTGGCACTATACCTCTGAAACCTCCCTCTGTATTTTGACCTCTTGTAAAAAATAAACTATTAACCGTATCTGGAACAACATCTCCAGTATTAAAAATTGATGACCTTAAAGGTCTTCCTTCTTCTAAATTTGGTAACATTAAGTTAGGATCATCGCTAAGTTCACTTGTTGTATCCAGATTTGCTAGATCAACAGCTCCTTCATTTCTTGCTATTATAGCCCTCGTCAGCTCATCATTTACAAAGGGTGTAGGTTTTTTAAAATCACCTATTGCAGGGTTTGAATAAGATTGGTCCTCAAACTCTAAAGGTATTGATCTTATACCAGCTGACTCTTGTACTACTGAGTCTGTAAAAGGTGCAGCTATTGGAACGGAAGACTCATCATAAAACTGTATTTGATTTTTTTCTAAATAGTTTGGATCTCCAAATATTTGTAATTGCATTTCAGGTGTCATTATCTTCTTCCGTCTGGTTGAGCATCTAATCTAAGAGTTCCATATCTCCAAGTCTCGCCTGTTGAATCATTTTCTATTTTAAGCGATACCAATCTTCCTCTTGCTCTAGTATCCACTTTATCAGTTGTTGTTGTAACTGTAAAGGGTCCAAGTGGAGAGCTTACCGGGGTATCGTCAGGGAAATCACTAACAAACAAAGTTATTTTAGCACTTCCCTCTTGATATTTAAAATCAGGTATAAATCTTTTAACAGACATAATAAATTCACCATCTCCTCTAAAATCAGCCAACCCTGTTTGCTGACCTAATGGACTTCTTCTTGCCGTAATGTCATAATCTCCAGACCTAATAAACGCAGGTATGGCGGTTGTGCCTACGCTATTAACTTGATCATTTCCTACTTCATGAGCGTAATAAACACTAGCTCCATATTTATTAGTTATTCCTAATATGTCAGGAAAAACGGGGGTTGAAGTATCTTCATAATCGGTTGCATACGGCACTTCAAATACTCCTTGATCCTGATAAGTTGTTCTATCTAAAGAAGAAGTAGTCCAACAATTTTCTGAATAGTTATACGTTACACATCTATCAATTTGATCAGATCCATTTTTTGGATAAAACCAATTAACCTCTGTATATAAATTATTTGATCCAGAAAATATAACATCACTCGAGCCATAATTTAATCCTAAGTTAGTTCCATCGGTTGTAAAAACAAAATCTTCGACAAGAGATGGTAAAGATTTAACTGTTCCATCATACGCAAAAAATCCTCCTTGTGTTCCCATCCAAAACACAGCTCCATTAACATAAGAGGCTGCATGCTGACCTATGCATCCGCAGTTTGTACCAACCTGCCTAACAGAAAAAGTAAATGGTGGACCAACAAACTGTATTACATAAGCTGCTAAATCTGTTATTACAAAAACATAATCTTTACCTTGAAGAGCTGCTCTAATTTCGTTACCTGTGTCTAATCTAAAAGTGCCGGCTGTGTTAGTGGCTGTTGGTGTATATGTATTTAAATCTTCTTGATTAGAAAATCTTACAAACATAGGATCTTGCGTGGTGGTATCACCAATAGTCGTCTCCGTTCCAAAATGAAATAAATGTCTATCTCTATCAGATACTAATGTAAATCTAGTGGTGGTTGGATTGTTAGTGGTTTGAAAATTTGAAGTAGATTGAGATGCTCTAATTGTTCTAGCGTTAGATGCCCCCGCGTTCCATGTAAAAGTCTTTCCATTAAATATTGTAGCTACTAATACTTCACCAAAATTATCAAGACTCCAGTTTCCTGGATCCAGAACCACATCACTAACAGATCGTTCCGTGCCCCAGGTTTCAACGTTCCACGTAGATGTACTCCATCCATAACCACCTGTTTGTATGGTTGGTCCTACGATAACATAAGGGTTAACTGTTGCAGCTCCAGCGGCAGTCATTCCAGAACCTGTTTCTACACTGGCTGCTTGTATTGTAAATTTATCAATATCAGGGACGGTTAATATTTCATAAGTTTTTTGTAAATCTGCAGCTGTAAACGCACTGGCTCCAGTCACTGTTACAGCGGATAAAGTAATATATCTTCCTACCGCTAAACCATGAGATCCTTTATTAATTGTAACAACGTTTGAGTTGTTTACAGTGGTGATAGTGCATCCTGTAATTGCTGTATCTAACGGGCTAATATCATAAAAAGCATTTCCATAATATAAAAACAAACCTTGAGAGGTTCCTATGGCTGCATATTTTTCACCAGCAAAACTAGAAAAAGCAACTTGGGCTCTTGCTGCTCCTGGAAGAGTATTAGAAGCTGCGGTTAATTGTGACCATCCTCCTATTTTTTCCGGTAATCCATATCTGAATCTAACAAAATCACCATCAGTCCACTGACCTTCAGCTCCCGATTCAGTATCTTGTTTGTTAAATCCTGCCTTGAAATTTAATTTTTGTAGCATATAGTGGGTTATATAATACTTTTTTAAAGAATGAAAGTAACATAATTATGGATCATTTAGAAGCTATTGTTTTTTTAAAAAACATAATAAACCCTGATTTTTCTAAAAAAATAATTTCTTTTATAGATAATAAGGCAACTAAAAATCTTGGAGTTGATGCGGGCGATGTTAATACAAAGATAAGAAAAGTAAAAGGATATTCATTAAATTTTAAGACTCCTACAAATATTTTTTATTGGAACTTTGTAAAAAAAGAAATAGAAAGATCTTATGTTCATTACAAAGCTAAATTTCCGAAAATGAGTAGCAATAAAATAAATCAAATTGACTTATTAAAATACCGTCCAGGTGGAAAATACGAATTACATATTGATCATTTTAGCACAACAGCCAGATGTTTAAGTGTTATTATAAATTTAAATGATGATTATAAAGGAGGAGATTTAGTTTTTACAGATCAAAAAGAAAATGAAGTTAAAAGAATAAACCTACAAAAAAACTCTATTGTTTTTTTTCCAAGTAATTTTTTATATCCTCACATAATTGAACCAATATTGAAAGGAACAAGGTACAGTATCGTAGCATGGCTGCAGTAGATTTTAAATTAATAAAAAATTTTATTAATAAACATGAGTTACCAATAATACAAAATTATTGTTACCATAAACTAGATTCACATAAAGACTTTGTTTTAGATCTTACATTTTCCCCTACTTGGAATTATGATTCATTGATGACCTCTTTATTATATAATAAATTAAATTTTGTTGAAAAAATATCTAAATTAAAATTATTCCCTACTTATGCTTACTGGAGATATTATGTATTTGGTGGCTCTCTACCACATCATCTTGACAGACCCGCTTGTGAAATATCAATAAGCGCGTGTATAAAAAAATATGATAATTGGCCAATAAAGATTGAAGACAAGACTTTTGAATTGGAAGAAGGTGATGGTCTATTATATGCAGGTTGTGATCAATGGCATGGTAGACCAGGTATATACAAAGGTGATGGATTAGCACAAGTTTTTTTACATTACGTAAATCAAAATGGACCTAATAAACACCATGCATATGATATTCCAGATATGACAAAAGAAAGGAGATAAAAAATGACTATAGAAAAAACTGCGACGATGGATAATTTTATTGGTGTATATGATAATTATATAACCAAAGATGAATGTGATAAAGCTGTCACTTTATTTGAAAATCAACATAAATTTAGAAATACCGTTGATAGAATGCATTTCGAAAATAAACCAATAACAGTAATACAAGATCAACAATTTTTTGGCGAAGGTAATAATATAGATGTTTGGTGGGAAGAGTTAAAACCTTTAATATATAATTTTGATTTAGCATGGCAGCATTATAAAAAACACACAGGGGCTGCTTCAGTTTATCAAGAAAAATTTTTTTATACTGCATTAAAAATTCAAAAAACTTTACCTACACAAGGATATCACGTTTGGCATCTAGAACATGGTTTAGGTTTTGATAATGAGTGTAGGGCTTTTGTCTATATTATTTATTTAAACGATGTTGAAGAAGGTGGTGAGACAGAGTTTTTACATTTTTCAAAAAGAATAAAACCAAAAAAAGGTAGAATAGTTATTTGGCCTGCTGGCTTTCCTTATGTTCATAGAGGCAATTCACCTTTATTAGGGGAAAAATATATCTTAACATCTTGGTTAAGGCTCAGATGATTAATACTTATAACCTGTTTGCTGTACGCTTATTTCACGGTAAAATTATTGTTCCCGTAGACATACACAAAAAAATATTAAAATACATAGAAGAAAATTATAAAGAACAGAATACTATTTCTTGTGTAGATGGATTTCAATACCATGGCAATTTTAATGGTAAAAAAGAATTAAATAAGATTATAGATAACTATGTATCTAGTGTTTATCATTTAAAGTTAATGTTTGGATGGTTAAATGTTTTAAAAAATAAATCTTACAACAAACCTCACAATCATATAGGAAAAGATGTAAAGATGGCTGGAGTTTTGTATCTATCCAACAATAACAACAATATTAATTTTGTTAGGGATAGTGATGTTTTTGAAATAAAACCTAAACTTTTTGATTATTTAATTTTTCCTTACGATCTCTTACACTACGTTTTACCTGAAGAAAGAAAAGAAACTAGAGTTTGTTATGCTTTTAATTTGAAGGATTAAGATGAATAAGACGTGGGTTTTGCACCTAATCTAGAAATTTTTTCAGCTTCAGTTTCACCATCCACATTATCATCATCCCAATCAGATTGTAATTGTGCTAAGTGTGCAGAGTCCCATTTAGTAGTAAAGTCTGAAATATCACCTAAGTTTGCATCTTCCCAAGTAGAGTGAGGAGTCTCATCTCTGTATTCTACTGTATCAGTTGGATTAGATGTTCCATATTGAACAGCCCAGATGTTAGAAAACTTATCTTGTCCCCAAAAAGAATCATCAGAAATAATATAACCAACACCTTCAGAAGCACCTTCTGCGTGATTTTTAATAACTTTTTTGTCTTCAAATACTATTGTCCAATTTGCGTTAGTTGCCATTTTTTCTCCTACGTTTTAATTATGTAAATTATTGCTATATAAGGTTGAATAACTGAAGTTGCGGTGCCTGAAAAAGTACTACTAGCAGTTCCTGAAAAAGTTGCACTCATATTGTGGGAGTGACCTGTCCCTGACCCTGTGCTAGTGGTACCAACGTTTGTTGGAGATCCACTCTCGTTAGCAGGTAGAGATCCACCTTGAGCAGTAGCGTTGACCACAGGTACATTGTGGCTGTGTGAAGCAAGTTGACTTGTTGATAAAGTTGCGTTAGCTGTTGAACCACCTACTGTTCCTGAAATATTAGTGCCTACAGTTCCAGAGGATGATACAGTATTAGCTCCGCCAGTTGATGCTAAAGCTTTAGTTCCAGATTTTCCGACCGCTACATTGTCTTGCAGATCAGGTAAATTAAAGGTTGATGCACCGTCTCCAGCGCCATAAGTTGTACCTACAATGGCAAATAATGCAGAATAAGTTGATCTTGAAACTGCTGCTCCATTACATTCTAAAAAACCTGATGGTACAGAGGATGAAGACCACGGTACAATAGTAGCTGTAGGAATTCCTTCGATACCTGTAAGGTTTGCTCCATCGAAATCGTATTTTGTTGCTTCGTAATTTGACATATTATTTCTCCGTGTAAGTCCATCCTGTTGTAGCGTCTCCTGAGAACACTAATCCAAAAGCTGCACCTTGTGTATTTACCACAAGATCAGATGCTGCATTAGCTATATTAGAAGAGTTTCTACCAACAGTCAATGCGTTAGAATTAAAATCATAACCTTGATCTACAAAATGGACCTCATCTCCAGTAGCTGGTGACGCCGGAAGCGTAATTGTAACTCCTCCACCATTTGTATTTACTAAAAGTTTTGCACCTGCTTGAACTGTTTCAGCAGCAGATACCGCTCTCCATTTTCTGTATTCATTTGCCTTAACTATGTTAGTTCCATCTGAATATAAGATGTAACAATTTCCCTCACATAAAAGAACCCCTGTTCCTGATGTAGTTTTAAAAGTTAAAGTATTTCCCGCATGGTCAGTTGAATCTTGAACTATGTAAGTTTTTTCAACTGAGTCAGGTACAGTTATATTTAAATTTCCAGCTAAAGTACCTGTTAGTTTTAATACATTGTTTTTACCATTTGATAATGCACCGTTAGAAAAAGTTAAAGCTCTGCTCGCGTTAGTTACGTTAAACGTGCTGTAACCACCGATAGCTTGTTCTAAAATTAATAAGTTTGTATTTGTAATTTGTCCCCAAGTTCCTGAATTTTCACCAGTTGCTTGAACTGTAAGTTTTAGGTTAGCAGATGTTGAATTCGCCATATTTTGTTCCTTATGTATT